ATCTATAGGGAGTATATCACAAGAAAGGAGACTTATGAACGAATTACAGATTTTTAATTCAGGGGAGTTCGGAGAAATTCGAACAATAGAAATTGACGGTAAACCGTACTTTGTTGGCACTGATGTTGCCAAAGCTCTTGGATATAACAATCCCAGAGATGCCGTATCAAGGCATTGCAAGGGAGTCGTGAAACGCGACACCCCTACATCTAGTGGCATTCAGTCAATGTCATACATAAATGAGGGAGATTTGTACCGCTTAATTATGAAGTCGAAACTTCCATCGGCAGAGAAATTCGAATCATGGGTTATGGATGAAGTTCTTCCGACAATCAGAAAGACAGGCTCATACCAGAAGCCACTGACGACAGTTGAACAGATACAGGTTATTGCGACAGGGTTCTTAGATCACGAAGAGCGGCTTAACAGACTTGAAAATACCATGACTATTGACTACGCACAGCAGGAATCTATTAGAGACTTAGTATCAAGTGTCGTAATTGCTCACCTTGGTGGGAAAGAGTCAAATGCTTACAAGGAAATTGGCAAGAAAGTATTTGCTGAATGCAACAGGGATATAAAGACTTACTTCGCAGTAAATGCCCGTAATAACATCCCTAAGCTGAGATTTGAAGAAGCTATGGAATATGTTAAGAACTGGCATCCATGTACAAATACAGTAATGTGCATCAGGGACTGCAATGCTCAAATGTGTATTGAGTAGAAAGGAGCATAAATGGACGCATTACAATTTAACAAAGCCGTCAGCCAACACTGCAAAGAATCTGGTGGAGACTGTTGCAAATGTGACCTACGGCTTTACTGTTACCTATCGCCAAGTGAGCGACCAGATGAGTTAGTGAGTTTGGTTATTGATTTTTTGCATAACCACATTGAAAACCATGGTCATTATACCCATCACAGTGCGGCTTCATTTCCGTGTATTGATGATATGGACATGAGCACCGCAGTAGGCGGCGACCGCTATCAGAAACCTCATACTCTTCATAAACAGTCACGTGTTTGTGAATCTTGTGGCAATGATACAGTCGTGTAATTGTTTCAACCATATAATTCCCCTTTCGTTATACTCGGCATGTCGGTGCCTGTAAATGCATTATAGGTAGAGGGAAAAGGAAATACAATAGGTTGAATAAAAATCGCATTAAGAGATAAAAGCAAAGCAAGGAGGTGAAAAATATGAAACGCCATCCAATTATGGAATATGTGATTCCAGCAATTGTGGCAAGTGCGGCAACAGTTTTAATCCGTTTAGTGCTAGGGTGGTAAGAATTGAAGCAATAATGAAAGGAGTAAATATATGAGCGAAGTTGACACTTACATAAAAGAAAATGCAGAAGTTCATCAGTTTGCCGCCGAAGTGGCAAGAATCATATCAGGTATCCCGCAGATGCCAGAGTTCTCAAACGAGCGTCTGACAGTATCAGACGTGAGCAAAATGACAGGCATTCCTATACCATCTGTCAGAGCAGGAATCATCTATGGATGGCTGCCTATCGGTACGGCGTATCGTGGGAATAAAGTGATTCACGACAGAAAAGGTTCTGGCAGAATAGAATTTGTTATCTCTCCAAGAAAGCTCTGGGAAGAAACAGGATATATCTGGAGAGGAAAAGAAGCATTGAAGTAGTGCCCCGGCGGTGAAGCCCCACCAACCGGAGCGTTGCACTTACTAATCTACGCTTAGTAGGTACAGGTTAATTATAACTTCGTATCTGCTAATTGTAAATACCAAAAAAGGAGAAATTAGCACGATATGAGCAGAAATAGCACAAATAAATGTGAAAATGTTCCGACATGGGACGAACTTGAGTTCATTCTTGCGACAGAAATTGTCGAAGAAAGTAGAAAAAAAGCAAGAAAATGGTTCACGGCATGGATTGTGACCGCAGCCGCACTGGTAGCAAGCAATCTGGCATGGATTATGGGAGAAATGAAATGAAAGAGTATACGCTGATTGCTGTTTGTATGCTTGCCGGGAAATATGTGGACATACCTATTTGGCTGAACATCTTTTTTGGCATCTCGGCAGCATGGGCGGTGCGCCAGATGAAAGCAGACTGGCGGTAGGAAATAAGGAGGATAAGAAGATGTTCGAGAAAGAGATTGACGAAATTTACGAACTCTGTAAAAGAGTTGCTAATGAAGTTCCGACAGCAAGTGCCACATTCAACTATTCAATTTATGGTATGAGCGTATTTGGACTCAAAAGGAAGGAAGATGCTTGCCTTCCCAAAGACAAATTTAAATGGGATTTGTACCAAAACGTATCTTTTAATTCATTTTACGAGAAAGAAAGCCGTGAAAAGCTTAATAAAATCAAAGCATTCTTGCTGGAACTTCTGATAGATGGGAAGTGTCCAAATGAGTAAACAGATAGCAATTATGAAACTTCTTCCCAGTCTGGAGATAGCAGGATGTATTAACGAATTGCTCAGAGAGCTTCAGTCCAGAGGGGATCACATATTGGATTATGAAAACTGCGATATGTCTCTTGACCATGTGGAATACCACAAATCCGAAGATATCGACGGGGAGAAGTTCGGAGACGCTTCAGATAATCTGTACTGCTTTTTTAAGGCGGTGTGAACATGGATGAGAGAATTAATGAGGTTCTGAGATTGATTGATATACAACTTGCCACAGTCCCGGATAACCCTATCGAAGAATCATACAAGGCAAGAACGTTAGCG